AAAAGAAGAAGTAAAAGTAGAAGAAACAAAACAAAATACTTTTACACAAGAACAGTTAGACAACATAATCAAAACAAGACTTGAAGCAGAAAAAAATAAGTATGAGAAAAAACTTCAAGAAGAAGAAAAGCAAAAACAAGAAATCTTAAAACAAGAACAGTTAAAAGAAGCAAAAACTAAATCTGATCTTGAAAAGATTATGCAAGAAAGATTATCTGAAAAAGAACAAGAACTTGCAAAAGTTAAAGATCAAATCAAAAAAGAAAAAGTAGATAATTCAATACTTTCTATTGCTAACAAAGAAAAATCTATTAACGCACAACAAGTTGTAGCTTTGTTAAAAAATGAAGTTAAGTACAATGATGATGGTAGAATAGAAGTAGTTGATAATAATTCTAATGTACGATATAACGCACAAGGAGAACTACTTACAATTGAAGATCGAGTTAAGGAGTTCTTAGATAGCAACCCACATTTCCGTCAAGGGTCGTTGTCTGGTTCAGGAAGCCAGAGTGCTATTGGTGGTAAAACTGTTAAACCTTTTAACCTACAGGACTTGGACTTAACAAAGCCAGAAGATCGTAAAGCCTATGCAGAATATAGGAAGAAACGAGATTCGGGTGCTGTTGAGATTAATTTAACAAAATAACCTTAATAGGATAATAAAATGGCAAACGAAAGCACAAGTTCTACGCTATCGGAACTATACACAGAGATAGTAGCAGAAGCACAATTCGTAGCTTCTGAAAAATCCATCATGAGAAACTTAGTTAAAAACTATGCGATCACAGGTGGTGGAAAAGCAGTTGAAGTTCCTGTTTATGCAAATGTATCAGCATCAGCAGTAGCAGAAGCAACTGACTTATCTAACACAGCAATCAACCCTAGTTCAGTAACTATTACTGCATCTGAGGTTGGTGTTATGACTACTCTAACAGACTTAGCAAGAAATTCAGCACCTAGAAATGTTGCTGGAGATATTGGTAAATTGTTTGGAGAAGCACTTGCTAGAAAACAAGACGCAGATTTAACTGCATTGTTTGATGGCTTTTCAACTGCATTAGGAGATGGTACAGGTGCTATTTCATCTGCTTCAATTTTCCAAGCACTTTCAACTTTAAGAGAAAATGCTCTTAACATTGACGATTGTGCAGTTGTTCTACACCCTAAAATCGCTTATGACTTAAAAGCTGGTTTGACTAATACTTTTGCAAACGCAAATGCAAATGACTTATCAAACGAAGCATTAAGATCAGGTTTTGTTGGTAGATTAGCTGGTATGCCTGTCTTTGAAACTTCAAACATTGCTAATACAGGTAATGCTGGAGATTACAAAGGTGGTGCGTTCCACAGAGATGCACTTGCAATCGCTATGATGGAAGATGTTAAAATCGAAACTCAAAGAGATGCTTCTCTTAGAGCAGACGAGATTGTTGCTACTTCAGTATATGGTGTTGGAGAAATCCATGATTCATATGGTGTTGAGTTACACTTTGATTCATCAATCCAATAATAATTGGATACTTTGTGAGGGTGGGAAACTGCCCTCGCAACTAACATAGGAGAATAAAATGGTTAAATTAGTATTATCAAATGAGAAGATGGTTACTCTTAAAAGAGGTAACAAAACAATTATTAGAAGTGAATTAGATTATCAAACTAATAAAGGTATGTATGATTTTAGAGGTTTTAAACTAGAACAAGATGTTGTAAAAGAAGTTAAAGAGGTTGTTACAGAAAATGTAGTACCTTTAAAAAAGAAACGAAAAACAAGGAAGAAAAAAGATGAACAAGTGGATTTGGAAACAAACTAGAAAATGGTCAAAATGGGTTTGGAGAAAAAGCATTAATAACCCAATGTATTCTATTCCTCTAGTCTTAATAATTGCTTATTTAATTTGGAAGTAAATTATGGCTAATTATACAGGTGCAGATGTTATTACCACATCAGATGTTTTAAAATATCAACCTGATGCGTTTGATTTTGGTATATCTACAACTGCTACAGAAACTACAAACTTTTTAGCACAAACTACTAATGATATTTTTAGACAGTTAAGAATAGAATGGTGGCCTGTATATAAAACAAATATATTTACAGATATTACAGTTCTAAATACTGCTGAGATGGTTAACACAAAAGTTAATCTAGATCAGTTTGAAAGGGCTGGTGTTTATCTATTTCTTGGAAGATTCTATTTACCAGCATTAACTAAATTTAGACCAGAAACAGAAAAAGATAGATTTGAAAGAATGCAAGAATATTACATGAGCCAATACAATATCGAATGGAGAATGATATTAGAAGATGGTGTAGAATATGATGTAGATTCTTCTGGAACTATTGTATCTAACGAGAGAGAACCTTTACATGGATTTAGAAGATTGACTAGATAATGGCTGTCGATCTAAAGATAAAATCTAACTCAAAACAAGTAGCACAAAAATTTAAAAAGTTTCAATCTGTATTACCAAGAGTTATTGATAAAGGTCTTAAACAAGCTGGATTTCAATTACTAGATATTATTAGAACTAAAACACAAAAAGGTATTGACTTTAGAGATAGACCATTTGCACCTTACAGTTCTGGTTATTTAAAAAAACTTAACAAAGAGGGTAAATCAACTAATGTAGATTTATTTTATAGTGGTCGTATGTTAGGTAGTTTAACACCATCATCTTCTGTTAAAAAATCAGGTAGAAACAAAGTATCATTAGCTTTTAGTAATTCACAAATGCGTCAGAGAGCATTATTTAATCAAGTATTGAATGACCCTAAAAGAGAATTTTTTGGCTTTAACAATAGAACAGAAAAGATTATAAGTAAGCAATTCAACAGATTTGTAGAAAAAGAATTAAGAAAGTTTAGAATATGAGTGTAAGAGAAAACATAGCATCTAATTTATTGTCAGTTATATCTGCTATATCTAGCCCAGATATTATAAAGGCTACAAGACAACCTTTTTTATTAGACGAATTATCAGATAAACAATATCCAGCAGTAATAGTACAAACATCAGAAGAAAATAGAGATGACTCTGAATTAGGAAGTGGTGCTAAAACTAGGCATGGTACTATTGATTTTGTTATACTAGGTTTTGTTAAAGGTGCAGAGGCCAATATAGATACTAAAAGAAATGAATTAATTACAGCTATTGAAACTGCATTAGAAACTGATATTACTCGAAATGGTAATGCACTTGATACAGAAGTTATACAAGTAGAAACTGACGAGGGTTCTTTATTTCCTGTTGGTGGAATAAGAATGACAATTAGGTGTATGTACGAATATCAAGCTGGAACACCATAGGATAAATTATGAAAAACGAAAAACTATTAGATAAAATATCTAAGAAAATAGATCAGATAGAAAAGTTACACGATAAAGAGTCTATGCTTTGCGAAGAAGTAAAAGACTTAGTAGAAGAAATTAGAGAAAACTCTTTAGAAGATGAAGATGGTACTTGGGAAGAAGAAGATGTATCAGATGAGTTTGAAGAAGATTTTGAAGAAGATGAAGAAGATATTGACGAAGAAGACGATAAACTGTAAAAGGACTTATGGCTAAAGATATTAAATTATATAAAGGTAATTCAGAGATAGTTATTAATGAATCTAATCTTGAACATTTTTTAAGTTTAGGCTATAAGCAAGAAAAAGAAAACAAACAAACTAAATCAAACAAGGACAAAAAATGGCAACACATCACGGAAAAGAAGGCGTAGTTACTGCTGGTGGAACTGCTGTTGGGGAACTAACATCATTCACACTTGAAACTACAGGAGATGTTGTAGAGGATACAGCTTTAACAGACAGTACAAAGTCTTTTGTTGCTGGTCGAACTTCATTCTCTGGAACATTAGAAATGCACTTTGACGAAACTGATAGCCCACAAACAAGTTTAACTGCTGGTTCTTCAATCGCTTTTATTTTATTGCCTGAGGGTAATGCAAGTGGCGACAGAAGTTTTGCTGGTACAGGGATTGTTACGGGAATGTCAGTTAATAACTCAATGGACTCAATCGTTTCAAGAACTGTTACTTTTCAAGGAACAGGTGCTTTAACTATAGGTACTGTATAATCCTAATTTATGTCAGTTATTGATAGAGTTAAATCTCATTTTGAAACTCTTAAAACTATCACTATTGAAGTTGAGGAGTGGAAAGACGAGAATGGGAATCCTAGTGTCTTTTATTCAGAGCCATTAACCTTAGAAGAAAAAAACATTATCTTTAAGAAGTCTAACAATTTTCAAGATTTAACTATTCTTGTTGATTTGCTTATAATGAAACTCCAAGTCAAAAATGACAAAGGAGAGATGATTAAAGCATTTAGCCCAGAGGATAAATTTGCATTAAGAAAAAAAGCAGATTCTAATGTTATTTCAGATATTGCTAATAAAATACTTTTAGATGCTAATTATGAGGAAGCCGAAAAAAAGTAGATAGCGACCCTAATATAAGGTCGCTTTTAGTTGTTGCAGACAGACTCCACATTACAATTCAAGAAGTTCTTGATATGCCTGTTAGCCATTATAATCTTTGGTTAGCATACTTGAAAAAAGAACAAGATCAGTATAAAACAGAACGATCACTAGCAGAAGCAAGAAAGTTTAAATAATGGCACAAAGACTCAATATAGATGTAGTAGCAAGAGATAAATCCAAACAGGCCTTAAATGGTGTTCAAAGTAATTTATCTAAAGTTAAAAATGCTGTATTTAATTTGCAAAATGCTTTTATTGGTCTTGGTACAGGACTTGCAGTTAGATCATTAGTTAATACAGGAAAACAAATTGAGGGATTACAAGTTAGATTAAAATTTTTATTTGGTTCTGCTCAAGAGGGTGCAAGAGCATTTGATGAGATGTCAAAATTTGCATCTAAAGTTCCTTTTTCACTAGAAGAAATACAATCAGGTTCAGGAGTATTATCAGTAGTTTCTAAAGATGCTAAAGAACTTGCACATCTAATGGAAATTACAGGAAATGTTGCTTCTGTTACAGGATTGGATTTTAGAACAACAGCAGAACAAATACAAAGATCAATGAGTGCTGGTATTAGTTCAGCAGATATTTTTAGAGAAAAAGGTGTTAGAGCCATGCTTGGTTTTAAAGCTGGTGCAACAGTATCAGTAGAAGAAACAGCACAGGCATTTAAAAGAGTATTTGGTAAAGGTGGTCAATTTGGAAGTGCTACTGATGAATTAGCAAAAACATTTGAGGGAACTTTGTCTATGATTGGAGATTCATTCTTTAATTTAAAAAGAAGAATACTAGATGCTGGTTTTTTTGATGAACTTAAAATACAATTTCAAGCACTAGATAAATTTGTTAAAGAAAATGAAAAAACTTTTAATGAATTTGCAACAACAGTTGGTCAAGGTTTAGCAAGTGCATTAAGAGGAGTAGTTTCAATTTTAAAATTTTTCCATAATAACATGACAGCTATAATAGAAACTATAAAAATCTTAATAGGATTTGCATTAGTTAAATTCTTTTTGAATTTATCTCTTGCTATTAAAGGTGCAACTGTATCTATGTTGGCTTTTAATAGTGCAACTAAGAAAAACTTATTAATAGGTGCTGGTGCTGTAGTGATAATGAATATACAAAAAATCATTGATCTTATTGCAGAATTAACAGGAAAAGAAGTTGAAGCTAAAGATGAAGCTGAAAAAATGAAAGAAATATATATTGATATGCTTCCACCTATATTTGAAGCTAAAACTAAATTTGAATTAATTAAACAAGCAATAACTGAAACAATAGATAAAATTAGAGAATTAACTGATAAGCGATTAGACGAATTAAAAAAGAAAGCTGAAAGTATTAAAGATATAATTGCTCAGGGTTTTGTAGGTGGAATTAAAAAAATGTCAAATGCTCTTGCAGAAGCTATTGTGTTAGGTAAAAGTTTAGAAGAATCATTTAGAAAAATGGCACAATCACTTTTAGTTAAAATAATTTCACATTTAATAGAAGAAATTGCCCTAATAGGAATTAAAAAAATATTAAAAAAAGAAGAAGAACAAACTGAAGCTAATATATTAAATACATTAAAATCTCAAAACACAGAACGAAAACGAGCAATATTATTTAATGCGTTAGGTGGTGGTGGTGGATTTTCATTCTTTGCAAAAGGTGGTGCTGTATCAAAAGGACAACCAATTGTAGTTGGAGAAAATGGGCCAGAAATGTTTGTACCAAACTCAACAGGCCAAATAACACAATCAGCAAGAGGCACAGGGGGTGGTTCTACGACAGTTAATTTTAACATCAATACAGTAGATGCTTCTGGCTTTGAAGAATTACTTGTAAGATCAAGAGGAACTATTACACAATTAATTAATAATGCAGTTAATGAAAGAGGGAGTAAAAACTTAATCTAATGTCAGGTGCTTTTCCAATATCTACTGCTAAGTTTGAATCTTTAGGAATAAAGTCTATTCAAAATACTATTATCTCAAAAACTGTATCTGGTAAGAAACTTGCTAGACAAATAGACAATCAAAGATGGGCTTTTACTGTTCGTATTGTTACAGCAACTAGATCAGATGTTTATGGAGAGTTAATGGCTTTTATTGTTAAACAAAGATCAGGCAAAGAAAACTTTACAATTATCCCACCAGAAGTAGAAGATGCTAGAGGTAATGAAACAAATACAGTAAGAGTTAATGGTGTTCACGCAGTAGGAGATACAACAATTGCTATGGACGGACACCACAATGATAATCCACACGCATTTAAGTCAGGAGATTTTATAAAATTTGCTAGTCATGATAAAGTATATATGATTGTAGCAGATGTTCAGGCTTCTAGTAATGCTTCAACAGTAACTATTGAGCCACCTTTACTTACAGCATTAGCAGATGATTCTATAGTAACTTATGATAATGTTCCATTTACAGTACATTTAACAAATGATATTCAAGAGTTTGGTGTAGTTGGAACTGCTAAAGATGGTGCATTGTTGTATCAATTTGAATTTGATGTAGAAGAATCTCTATAGTGAAAAAATATAAAATTACACACAAGATAACTGCCGATTTCATAGCTGAAATTATTGTCAATGAAGATCAAATAGATGCTAGTATTAATGATCTTAAAGAATACAAGAAACCTAATAGCAAATTTGAATATACTATGTTAAAAGGTACAGAAAGTGTAACTCAAACAACTTACGAACAATATGACGAGAAGCCTAACAACAGCGATAAAGAACGAACTAGCGACAAATGATGTTCGCCCTGTTCATCTTATTAGTATAGGCTTTGCTACTCCTGTTAATATAACAGATTGTTCATTTGATCTAACATCATCAGTTTCAGGCTCATCAGTTACTTATTCTTCTAGTGATTTTGTGTTAGGTATATCAAATCATACTGAACAAACAGATTTAACTAAAGCTAGTTTGAGTTTATCATTATCAGGTGCAGATCAAACATTTATATCTTTAGTTTTAAATGAAAATGTAACTAATGACACAGTAGATATTTATAGAGGCTTTTTAAATAATTCTAACACATTAATAGCTGACCCATTTCTTTTATATAAAGGTCATATAGAAAGCTTTGGAATACAAGAATCAGAAAAAGATAGTATAGTTAATTTATCTGTTGTATCTCATTGGGCAGATTTTGAAAAAAAAAATGGTCGAAAAACAAATAATGTATCACAACAAAGATTCTTTAGTACAGATGTTGGAATGGATTTTAGTTCACAAACTGTATTAGATATTAAGTGGGGTAGAGCATAATGGGTTGGAAAAGTGTTGTAGGAAAAGTTTTCTCTCCTATAGTTAAAATTTTAAAATTACCAATTAATCCTTTTGTTGCATTAGGTATTAGTCTATTTTTATCTTGGATATTAAGACCAAAAGTTCCTGAAATGGAAGATTTTGGAACTAACTCTTTTGATGATTTTGAAAGAGGATTATTAGTTAATAAACAATCTAATGACGCAAATATTCCTGTAATTTATGGAGAAAGACTTACAGGAGGTACTAGAGTGTTCATGGAAACTTCTGGAACAGATAATACTTATCTGTATATGGCTATCGTTATGGCAGAGGGAGAGATTAACGATATAGAAGAAATAAGAGTAGATGATAAAGTTGTTACATTTGCATCTAGTTTTTCAGATGGAACAGCAGTTGAAGTAGGAAGTGGAGATGCTAATTTTTATAAAGATAGTGAAAGTTTAATAAGAGTAGAACCCCATTATGGAACTGATGGTCAATCAGCATCATCTTTATTATCTACATTATCATCATGGGGAAGTAATCACAAATTGTCTGGCTTATGTTATTTAGCAATTAGATTAAAATGGAACTCAGACGCATTTGCTGGACTTCCAAAAATACAAGCAAAGATACAAGGTAAAAAAGTTGTATCTTATAATTCAAGTTTAGTTGCTCAAACTCCAGCATATTCAACAAATCCAGCATGGTGTTTATTAGATTATTTAACT